TGCGGATGTATATGAACCATATACATTTGACCCGCGCGATCCAAGACACAACCCTTCGATTTAAGTGGAGGGAAAAACACTATGCGTTATCGTACGCACCACGTGTGATTACGGACACAATCCGTTATTTATTATGCATCTTGATTACATCAAGTTGCAGGACCAGAGGTCCAAACCAAACCAGAAGAGCTCTCGAAAGAGCTCCGATTATAGGATCCGGTTCCTCTGATCAATTCTACTACTAAATTATTTATAGCGCTCCTTATGGCCACCGTTGCGTCGTCTACTCTACGAGTAGCGTCTAACGTTTCGGCAGTCGTGGGGTTCGCCTGATTTTCAACTTCTATTATTCTATTTCTAGTGTCAAATGCACCTAACAGTGCTGTGACTAGCGGATCTAATACCGCATTGTACCTGTACACCTTAAAGTCACTGTCAGGGAACCTAACAGTTACTTGTGGTGAAGGTTTCCACACCTCACTGAATTGTCTTTGAACGACAGTTCGAGCTTGTTGTGTTTGAAACTGATTTCCTAAGGCATTAGTACATAAATTAATTAACTCTATTGGGTCGGCCCACGCTGATGACAAGAACACGAACTGAGATGGAGTAGTGATACTGTAAGACATATTTAAAACGAATCCGATTCGGCGACAGTAGTCTCTGAATCATCATCGATTAAATTATTCTTTTTAAAACTCATTTCTCCAAAATCCTTAACATTTCTATAGTTCTTGTTCGGCACTGACCGATCACTACTACTAATTTTCCCTTTACGGACATCACTCTTTTTTCCGGTTCGAGATCGAAACTTTGCAAGCCTGATTGACATTGGGACATCTTCCATGAACTCATCAACAACTTCTTCTGTAAGTTCCATGGGCCCTCCATCTCTCACGTTTGTAATCTTCTCTCTCAAACCTAATTTTATATTATTTCTATAAACGATACACACCGACACAAACTCCAGAGAAAGCGGACAGAAACCCGCTGACATCTTTACATTTCTAATATTGACTAAAACTTGCCAGACGTTTTTCATCGCGTCCTGGGTGGTTATTGCATAATTAGGAACGACCTTGAACTGAAATCTTTTCTTTGCAGCTGCTGTGTAGTAAGATCCGAGAGTGGCCTCGTCGGCTCTTTCCATCCTTTTGTCCACCAGACACACGCTCACACCTCCTCTGCAATTGTCAGGCAAGTTCCACTCGCCCGTGACGACCAAACCGGCTAAACAGACGTATCCACTATCAATAAGCTTAACTCCTTTAAGAAGGTTTACCTCTGACAATGACTCATTCTCATGAACCATTATTTTATCAACTTTGGAACACATGACACTCTTTACAGGGGTAAACATCGACGGCAAGATCTTCTCCATTTTTGTCAGGTCGATAAACTCATTGATATTTACTTTCCCTTTAACAACTAGAGCCATCTATAAACAAACTTCTAAAAAGAACTTTATCAGACAAATACTTCACCAGACTTTTATAAACAAACGAACCTGGAGGGGCGGTCTTATGAACCTCCCATACAGCGTCGTCCAACTGTGTGTAATACGCACAATTGTTCAACGAAACAGCAACATCACAAAGAGACCTTCTGAACTCCTCCAAGTGTTCCCAATCCTTGATGTGTTTAGCACCAAGTTTCGAGATCAACTTTAGGGGATCGTAATACACAATGCATCCTCTGTCGTGATGTATTACATACCTTCCGCAAAAGTATCCATACTGTTTTTTAAACAGTTTTGCTTCAAAATTCCACATAAGATTCGCGGAGTGTTGCACATCCGGAAACTCACAACCCTTTGGGAAATACAGCAGACTATCGTCACCACAAAAGGCTCCTTTGATTATTTTCTCCATCGGAAGCATCGAGGCCAAACATGCAGCAATAATCACAGTGTTTCCAATGAAAGTCGTGACGTCCCCGCTCTTTCTTTGATACCAGATGCAAGTTTTGATACCTGCGGTATAATCCTTGAGGGTGGTCTTTCTATGCCCTTGCTTCCAAACTTCTCCCAAGAAATCTTCAAAACCCAATCTTCGCCAGATCTCATATTCTACTGCACAGTGGAATTCATTCTGAGATTTGTCGTATTTTGATATATCCAGCTCCAAGACATCCATCGGCACATGACTGTCGAGATCTCCGAAGAAATCCTCAATCTGCGCTGGTGTCTTTCTTGTGAAAAACAAAAATCTGCTCGAATCAACACTGTCCAGTAATTGCCTAGTAAGCTCACTAAACAACGGGCCAAATATTGCATTGATCTTTTTCGAATGGTACACAATCGTCTGCAAAGCCGGGTACTCCGTTTGGATTGAAGTGTCCAATTTTTGCTTGGGTTGTGCTTTGATCATGTGTCTGTACTGATCAACTGCTGGTAAATCCACGAAATCAAAATCTGCGAGCTGGCCTATTGTAACCTGTTCCTGCTTTTCTAACCATCTATTGAGAGACTCTCTACTGAACAAAGAAACATTTTTATTTGGTTTTCTTTTTTCTTTAAGCAAATAACTATCGAAAAACTTATCTACAACTAAAGATGCAGTATTTTCAATATCAATGATGCCAGACAACTCGGGTGCGTTGAAGTTCCTTTTAATCATCGCCACTAAATTTTCCAATAGTCCAGTCTGGCGTGGCATTTCTGCCGCCGTTCGTACCATAGGTATTAGTGGTTTGATCTGATCCTTAGGCGCAGCAACAGACTTGGACATATCCAATATGCAATCTTTGACATTCAATGAAATGTCAGTCAACCTCATGGTAACAGCATCAAAATTATTCATCATGGTGCTGTTACCTGGGAGACACTTATCATAGTAAAACTGCATATCAGAAATATCACCAGTCTTTGGCGCTGCCACAAAAAGATTGGAACCTTTGAACACCGAGTCAATCTGTAATTGCTATTGTGTTCCTGCATCGACCTTATACATATCTAACAAATACGAGCTAAGTTTCTCTAGATCTCTAATAATACTAACTAAAGGATCCATAACAACAGTGTAGTACTTGAGCGAACAGGTGTGCCTCGACAATGCAACCAAAACATGTGGGCTGTCTCCTGCAATTATGGAGACTGGTGTAGGGGTTAACCTAACAAGTGAAACATCAGAGTACGTCTCGCCTTGCACTTCATGCACAGTGTGAACATCTGAGTACCCTCTTGAAAGCAGAGCTTCTTTATCCGATTGGGTAAACGTCAGGATCTTGCCATGCAGGGGTTTTGAGATCGGATTGATCACGGCGGCTCCGCCAACCATCTCCTGCGAAACAGACTTTTTAACCGAAGAAGTACTCATGACAAAGCCCTCATATCTCCTGTTCAGATAATGCGTGACATCGGCTGGACAACGGAGAGTAGTTCTGCGTGTCTCAACCTCGTCAACTTCCAATTTGGCAAAATGGGCGGGGTACGGGAATCCTGAAACTCTATTGATGTATGGAATCTGCTGTGTGTCTCCGTAAACATATGCAATTTCGCACAATGACATCGCCACAAGAAAATTAACACAACCAGTATGCAACATCAACCCTTCATCAATGAATAACCTCTTGAACTGACAGCGTGTGCTTTTCCCAAAATTCATCATGAAAGAATCAACGGTTTTAACGTTGTCCTTCGTGGCCACAATAATCCCTGAGGAATTCGCACGTCTTCTGATCATTTCCGCGGCTTGCTTCCCAGGTACTAGAATTAGATCTTCATCAAAATTAACCCTGGAAAGAATTTCTTTGGTTTTTCCACAGCCCGGAACTCCGTCCACAAGAACAACCTTTGCGCTACTGACATGCGGTTCACCGTTTCGAAGCAGTCTGCGCAGAGTTCTGAGTTTAGCCATGTCGGAATAAACAACAGACTCAGAGCTGACAGCTACTCTTCTCCAATCATCGCATGTTACCACACCCTGCTCATCATATTCCAAAAGCGCCACATGATACTTCCTCGCGTGGGTTTCGACAACACCCCATGCATGACTCTTGGCCGTTGGTTTGATCAACCACTTCCTAGATGCAACATCCAAGACTCCAAACTTTTGACGGGTTTCAAGGTCTATAGCAGCTGTATCTTTAAGGATCTTGACGAGATTCGACACCGCAGCAGATAGTGACGCTACCAGGCTATCGATAAAGTTTTTCATTTGCTGAACTTTAATCGGACCCGTGTACACAATCGAGCTCATCTGCTTACGAATTAACGAATCTGCCGTTGCCATATGAAACTGCTCTAAAGACTCTATCTCCTCGTTCCTAGAATAGGACGACTCCGGATGATCTCCAGCAAGACCGGCTAATTGTAACTCTCCTCTGGCCATTGAACCCTTCATGGACGGTTCTTCAACTTCCCTCGAGGTAACTACCAAAGCACCTTCTGAAGCCTTCTCTTGATCCTGTAAAGCTAACGCAACATTCGCCTCTGTAGGTCGTTCAAATGTGAGAGTCAGACCGCTCTCATTGCTCATGACCGCGACTATAACCTTCGCTGCTGTCATCGGGTCAACTTCCAAAGATTGGCACATCTGGGAAAAAACATCAACATCGAATTTGTCAGACTCCCTTAACACCGATAACTCCGAAAGTGCATTGTACATCACTTCCGTTTCTTCCATCTTCTTCCTAATGTCAAGCGCAGGCATGTCCACAGAGGCCTTGTACTCAGTCACTAATCTGTCGTGGAAAGTCACATATAGATCAGGCACCCTGATCTCTAATGCGTCACCTGCCACTCTGATAAGTTTCCTGTTCAAGAGCCTCTCTTTCACGGAGGGAAATGCGTTCCCAAACGCCAGCGAAATCTCATCCCACACATGCTGACACACCGTTTTTGAACCGAGACTAAACTTGCTAATCAGTAAGTCATCCTTTAGAACGGCAAGCTTAGTATGCAGGTAAAACGTCATGGATAAGGATTGTAACAAAGATTTGTCCACATCCCATTCGGACCTCGCTGTCACACCGTTAATGATTACCCTCGATCGAATCGATTCGACGAAGGACAAAACATTTGCGTATGTAAGAGCTTTCGCCTGATATGTTCGAATGTGGTTAAGCACTGTATACACGAAATCCTTGGACACTAAGACTTCCTTGCGCGTCCTCTTACTAGTCTCCAAAGAAATGTCGAATAATGGTACAATGACCATATCCCTCATTTTAGGAAACCAGTAATTGACTGATGATGAATCCTCAAGGAGAATTCTCTCGCTGTTGCACATTGCAAGAGTCTTTTTGTAATGCCATGCGTCTTCCATTGCAGTATAAAACTGCTCACTATCTACACTTTTATGGGCCACACCTTTGTACAAAAGAAAAGTATCTATTCTAGAAAACTTACAAAACCAGGTATTAACCCTGGTGACTAAAAACTCCTTCATGTAAACCTCTCTATTAGAGGCCGGGAAGTAAGTTTTGCACACATACTTAAGAATATTAGAATAACTATGACAGTAATTAAGAGTACTCTCTGATGCAAAAGAAAAGGTCAACTTGTCTCCATCACGTGAAAAACACGCGTTGATTTCGTCCAAATTGACGTATGAATCTTCAAGAAGCAGGTTCTCAGAGAAGTGGAAAGCGGCATAGCACGTATGGACGTTTTTCCTCAAGAGTGCCGCCCCGAACTCATCAGCGGGTATGTCATATATGCTGTGTAGCGCAATGGCATACACTCTGCCTGATTGCTGCATCGGCTGATGTTCACATGTCTGGAAAGTATTGTGACAGACAACGTCCTCAGGAATTTCTGCGTATCTGTCAAATGCTTCTTTTTGGAAGTTGGGGACTGTTTTTCCCCCTCTCTCTAGCCTAGAAAGGTATAGTTCAATACTGTCTTTCTGGCCTTCATGCCGCATGATGTCTCGAACGTCCAGGTTGGGCATGCAGCAGTGTACGTATGCTCGTCCCTTGAACAGATGCGATGCAAAATTCCCACCTATGTCATAAGTCAATGATCCGTAGGGAATTTGCATCATCAGATATTCCAGTTCTAAAGATCGCAATCCACCTGCAAGCGAATGCACGGCATTTTGCGTGTTATAAAATGTGATTTGGAATTCTGGATATGCCCGGGTAGCAATAAGCGTCTGCTCCTCGCTTATTACTTTTGAAAAGTTCACTTTGGGCCTGCGGTCACGAGCGTTAAACTCCTCAACCGCTGTGTCGTAAAGACGACGCTTTGCTAGATCGTTGACCAAGGAGTTATTTCCTCGGACAGTGTCCAGCAAAGCTGATGTGGTAGCTGTCTG